TTCCCCCCTATTTGGCCCCCCGCCCCGTGGTGCGAGCGCCTTATATTGTTGGTTTCGTAAATTCACTCGGAGGTAATTTCATTGGCCCTCAAGAACCCCCACCCCTCTTCCCAAGAAAGCCTCTGCCAAAACCCCCCTCCGAAAAAATCTGGAAATAATTTCATTTGGGTTGTTGACAGCAAACAATGTCCACGCTAACTTCAAGCCCAGAACCAAGGTCCACGAATCACTGTCCTCGGACCAAGGCTCTGTCTCCATCCTCGGAGGGCTTTCCTCCCTTCCCCCGAGGATACTGCCTAACTAACCCCGGCCTTTGCGCCGGGGTCTTTTTTTGCTAAGGTCCTCGCAACTTGTTTCTTGGACCTTGGATCTCATGAACATTCTCGATTTGTCTCCGCAAGAGTTTGAGGTCTATCTGGCTGAGAGCGACCCTGCTCCAGAGCGCCGGAAGTTTTTGCTGGACGAGTACCAGAAGCGCCGCAGTGGTTTGTCGCCGTTCTTCAGTGCGCTTGAGAGTGCAGACGCCGAGATGGCTGACGAGGAGCGCCGCCGCCTGAATCTTTTGCCTGCCTCTGTGCCGGAGGGCATGAGCTTCTTTGACGCTGTACGTGCGGGCGAAGCTGAGTTTGCCACTCCCGGCATGTTCATGAGCGCGGGTGAAGAGATTGCGCGTGGAGTTGATATGCCTGCTGCTACTCTGACCGGCCCCGTTTCGCGGGAGTCAATGGAAGAGGTTGCGCCTGCGATTGCGGAAACGATGGCCCTTGGCGCTCTTCCCGGCATAGCGCGAGCTGCGCGTGAGGGTGTTGATCCGTCGACAACGCGGATGTTTATTGGCCAAGGCACCAGCAACCCATACGCGGAGGACGCGATGTTCCGAGCGCGCGAGCTGTTCCTCGCTGGCGAAGACCCAGAAACAATCTGGAGTGTCACCTCGCAAGAGTTTCCCGGCACCCCTGCCTCTGTGATGCCTGACGGAACGCCGTTTTACGAAGTCTCTGACGAGGCGTCGAGAGTGCTTGAAGCAAGCCCCGAGGAACGTGCATCGGCCCGTCCTTTGTCCGAGGTTCTTGCATCTGAGTTGCTGTACGAAGATGTGCCGCGCATGGGTGAAGTACCGACGGAGCTGGAAGGCTCCGGCATGGAAGGGTATCGCGGACTCTATAATCCCGACTACGAGGGCGCTGGTCCCCGCATAAAGATCGCGACCGGCATGCAAAACAAGCCAAAAGAACAACGCGGCGTCCTCTTGCATGAAACTCAGCATGCGGTGGCTCGGGAGACAGGGCTACCGGCTGGTACGAATCCCGAGCGTCAGCAGTATTTCATCAACCAAGCTCTTGAGCCCGAGCGGCAGTTGCAGCGGGATCTCAACGCGACGGGCGAGTCTTTCCTGAAGCAGGTACAGGATCTAAACCTGCCGACTAATTTGGCTCTTCCCTTCCTGCAGCGGCTGGACAAGAACGCTGCGCAGATCGCGGATTCGACGCGACAGTCATATCTGAAGATTGCCAATGCCGCGAAGCAACCGCAGACAGGGCAGTACGGCGGCGCAAGAGGGTTGTACTATCGCTCTCCCGGCGAGGCGCTGGCGCGGCTTACCGATCTGCGTGCAGATTATCCGCTGGAAAAACGCCGCCGCATCTCCCCCATGCGCACCCTGTCAATGGATCCCTCGAACCGTATCGACTGGGAAAACCTTACTACCGTGGAAAGCCCACAGGATGTGCGCAATCTCTTTGGCGTCGAGCAGCCGGAGATCGAAGGGTTGCCAGCATCTTCGTATGTCGAGGCGGTGGATGTCTTCTCACGCAACCAGCTGCCGGATATTATCGACGATGCGCGCGAGGCCTTGCGTGCGGCCACGGATCCCGCAGAGCAAGACAAGATCGTCGAGCAAACGCAGCAGCGCATCGACAAGATCTTCAACAAGGCACTGACCAGCTATAAGTAGCGTGTTGCCAACCCACAACCAGCCGCCTATAGTCTCTCCAGTCAAACATTGGAGAAACTCATGAACATGTTCAAAGACGACCCTGCCTTCAAGGAAATGCAGGACAAGGCTGACGCCCAGATGATCAAGCTCCTCAAGGCCACGGTCCAAGATTACGAGGCCTTCATGGCAGATCGTGACGCCGCTGCCCGTGAGATGACTGACCTTGTGAAGCAGGCCAAGGACCAAGGTCTTAACGTCAAGGCGTTCAAGCGGTTGATCGCGGAGCGAAAGCGTGATCGCGACGAGGTTATTGAAGAGCAGCGTATGCTGGAATCTTACCGTAGCCTGCTGTTCTAGCCTGTGGTATAGCTTCCCCGAGCCACGGTACGGGGACCTTGGACCTTGGAACTGTCAAACCAAGCGGTGGGCCGAGCTGGTGAGTTTCAGTCCGCTGCTATATTTGAGCAGCATGGTATCATAACCACGCATGTCGACATCCACGGGGTAGACCTGTGGGTGCAGACACCTTCGGGCCGTCGGATGACCATACAGGTTAAGACCACTCGAAAACCTGCCATTCGACACGGGCATGCGAATGAGAGTTACACGTTTCAGCTGCGGCTGCGAGAGGCCACGATGGCGGATGTGTACTGCATGCTGGCATTGGATCTCACTGTCTTCCGGCTGTTCTCCGCTGCCGAGTTACGGATTGGCGCGACGACCAAGCACATCTCTGCCACCAGCTTCACTGAGAAGGCGATGGCAGAGGATATAAAGCGTTACCTTTACTGACGGGGATGTGTCGTGTAAGATTCGACCAACCTGATTGAGGAAAGGAACTGCCATGTGTGGCGGCGGCGGCGGTAGCTCAGCACCAGTAGATACATACCGAGGGACCGCGGGCCCCGGTACGAATATCGGCAACGTGCCCTTGGGCGAGCCAAACTACCAGCAGCAAGCTCAGTCTCTTCTGTCTTTGGGGCAGACCTATGGTCAGATGGCCTCGGGCATTGCATCACAGCTCCAGCAGCAGCAACCCATGGCCGCGCCCCCAGCGCCGCAGTCGGCGTTTGATGGCGGCATTGGGCAGTTCATCGCGAGCCAAGCAGCTCGGCCCATTGGTCCGAGTCCTGCGATGCAGGGTCTGACCGCGATGGAAGCGGCCTACGATCCACGGTCCTCGGCCATTGAGATGCTACAGAATTATCAGGGTCAGGAAGCGATGCCCCTGAGTTTCTACACGCCGCAGTCGATTGAGTCGATGGGCCAGCCTCGCTCGCCCAAAGACGACGAAATGAGCGACTTTGACCGGTTTCGGCAGGCGATTAGCCGTGACACAGGCGGCACCAACGACGGTGGCGCTGGTTCCATGGGCGGCGGTCAGTTCTAATGGTCGAGTACACCAAATCAGCTTTACAAGATCTTGCTCGTCAGGAAGCTCTACGCGCTGGCGTAGACCCCGAGCTGTTTCTGCGGCTGGTCAATCAGGAAAGCCGTTTCAATCCTCGCGCGGTCAGCTCCGCTGGCGCACAGGGTTTGGCTCAGCTCATGCCGGGAACGGCTGCTGATCTTGGTGTTGAGGATCCGTTCGACCCTGTGCAGAACCTGCGCGGCGGTGCGCAATACCTCCGCAAACGGCTGGATCAGTTTCAAGACCCGAAGCTTGCCTTGGCTGCATACAACGCAGGCGCGGGCAACGTGCGGAAGTATGGCGGCATCCCACCCTTTGCAGAGACTGAGAAGTATGTGCAGATCGTGGGTGGTGATTACGAGGGCAGCGGCTACGCTCCAGAAGCAGGCGCTGAAACACGGACCGACGAAGCAAGGCGTGCACAGTACGGCCTTGGCGACCGTGACCCCGGCAGTGCGGCTCAAGTGCTGGATGCGTACCAGAGCGGCATGATCAGCGACGAAGAGTTCCGTCAATTCATGGCCGACCAAGCGCAGGAAGATATCGACGTTGGCGCAGCCATGTCCGCGATGGAAGCCTTGGGCGCGACGGAAGCTCCCCCTGCCCCCACAGCCATGTCCCTGCCGATGAGGTTGTCTCCCGGTCGTGCTTCTGCTACACCCGGAGCACAAGCGATTGGACGCTTTGGACTGGAGTCGTTGCTAGGTGGAAATCCGCTGCTTGGAATACGCTGACATACCCGAGACGGTTGAGCTGGCTCGGAAGTTTGTCGAAGAGAGCGCCTTCTCGCGCTTTGACTTCTCGCATGAAAAGATGGCGGCGAACCTTTCGATGGCCATCACGCACCCAAACCTCGCCTTCTGCCATGTAGTCGTGGACGACGGTAAGCTGGTCGGCGCACTAGTCGGTTATATCAGCGAGTTCTTCTTTGGCCGCGATCTGATCGCCTCTGACAGTGGCTGGTTCATTCTGCCCGAGTACCGAGGTTCACGGTCCGCTGTCCGACTGCTCAAGAACTTCGAGAAGTGGGCCAAGGCAAACGGCGCGGCAGAAGTAGCGATGGGCATCTCGACGGACGTAGCACCAGAGAAGACCGGCGCTCTGTTGCAGAAGCTTGGCTATCGGCCCGTGGGCGGCAACTTCAAGAAAGCCACAGGATGAATCTCGACGCGCTCAAGCATCTGCCGGAAGAGGCACTCAAGGAGATCCTTGAGCTGACGGAGACGAAGGCGCGTCTTGAGGTTCGCGAGCGGGCGACCGATCACTTCATGGACTTTGCCCACCACGTCTATGACAACTTCATCGAGGGCAGGCACCACAGAATCATTGCCGAGAAGCTGGAGCGCGTGGCGCGTGGCGAGCTGAAGCGGTTGATCATCAACATGCCCCCTCGTCATTCGAAGTCAGAGTTTGCGTCCTATCTCATGCCAGCGTGGTTCTTGGGCCGGAACCCGAAGCTCAAGATCATTCAGGCGACACACAACACCGAGCTGGCTGTGCGCTTTGGCCGTAAGGTTCGAGATCTGATCGATGACCCGAAGTACAAAGAGATCTTTCCGAACACGATCCTGAAAGAAGACAACAAGGGTGCCGGTAAGTGGGGCACGACCCAAGGTGCGGAATACTTCGCTGCCGGTGTGGGCGCGGCCGTAACCGGTCGAGGCGCTGACTTGTTCATCATTGACGACCCGCACTCGGAACAGGATGCGCTGTCGGAGTCTGCCTTTGACAACGCCTACGAGTGGTACACCTCTGGCCCTCGCCAGCGTCTGCAGCCGGGCGCTGCGATCATCTTGGTCATGACGCGCTGGGGCAAGAAGGATTTGACGGGACGTTTGCTGGCGCAGCAGGCCGCCGATCCGATGTCCGACCAGTGGGAGGTGGTGGAGTTCCCCGCCATTCTGCCGTCTGACAACCCGCTGTGGCCGGAGTTCTGGGAAAAGGACGCCCTGCTGTCGATCAAGGCTTCGCTGCCCGTGGGCAAGTGGGCGGCGCAGTGGCAGCAGCAGCCGACGAATGCAGAAGCGGCGATCGTCAAACGCGAGTGGTGGAAGCTGTGGGAGAAAGAAAAGATCCCGCCAGTCAAATACATTCTGCAGGCGTATGACACCGCGTTCTCCAAGAAAGAGACAGCCGACTATTCTGCCATCACGACATG